TTTTAGAAATAATTAAGCGTCCAAGAGCTCCGTACATTAGAATACTCCTTTAAATTTTGTTCCTCTAATCGCAGCACCTTGTCCTCTAACCATACCGCCCTCATTCATTTGTTGTGGACCAGATTTCAGTTGAGCTTCAGCCCTTTGTCTTCTTTCTTCTTCTGCTTTTGCATCTGCTTTGTCTTGAAATTTATCTGCAGCAAGTCTTGGAATTAAACCCATACCACTTGCAAAATCTCTCGCACCTTGTGATCTTTCAAGTAAATTTTTAGTAGCCATTAAACCTAATACAGCTTTAACTGGTTTTTTTGTTTTCATGTTTTTTTCAATAGCCATTCCTCTTTTTTTCTCATAACCCGATAGTTTACCGTCTTTGTTTAAATCTGCTTTCTTTGGATTTTTTAACATACCACCTTCAACTTTCCCAGATGGTTTAGGTCCTTTAAAATCTTTTCTTTTAACACCTGATGGATCTTTAATTTTTCCAGCACATATTTTTGAAGCATAAGCGTTCGCGTATGCTGACGGGTAAACTTTGAATTTTCTTTTAGCAGCAGCTTTGCCACGTGCACATAATTTAGTCATTTAATCCTCCTTATTAGCGGCCGCCTTAAGAGTGATATTTCTCTCCTTTTTGCGGTTGTACAACTTCTTTGAATTTATCACTTTTGGAGCAAATAGTCTATCGCTTAGACTTCTTGCGTAATTGTTTCTTTTTCTTGTTTTTTCTTGCGCCACGGAGTTGACCCTCCACTTGTTTTCGCATTGCAGTTCTAGCTATTACCATTTTTTACCTCAAACTAATATACCATGTAGCATTAGTATATCTTACACCTTCTTTTATTTCCAGAACTTCATGATTTAATTTAGATCCGTCAAATAAAATTAATTTACCCTTTTTGGGTTTTATTATTTGATTTTCTACCTTTGTTTCTCCTCCAACAAAATCATCATTTAAATATATAATTGATGTGTATGTATGAAAATCAAAATCTTTGTGCGAAGGTTGTCTTTCACCTTTTGGCCATTTAACTATTTCAGTATAATTTACTATTGAGTTTTTTGAATGGTACTGAATTAAATTAGTAAGTTTAGTATATAAAAACTTGAACGCTACCTCATTGTAATCAGATATCATTCGCTCGCATTTTATTATTTCTGTGGAACGATGTGTTTTTTTTTGTACATCAGTCAATTTGTTAAAATTATCGATGTGAAAATTTTTAAAAAGATCAGCCTCTTGTTCTGTCAAAAAATCTTCTATTATTACCATGGTGAATAAATTGTCTTACCAGTTTTTTCACTTCTTGTCGCCTGTAAACTTTGCTTACGATTGCCCTTGCCGACGTACGAAACATGGACCCACCCAGACTGAGGTCCTTCAGATTCCCTGTAGAACTCGAGGATCAGCTGGTCGAAGTCGAGATTATTTTTTATATATTCAGCTAATTTTTTATTATCAACACCAGACACTTGTAAATCTGCAGCCTCTCCTTTTGCATGTTGGCTGTCAATTGAACTACCAATTAAAACACATAGCTCTGGAGTACGAAATCCTGAAGATATAATAACAGGAGAATCATAGTGATTACGAATAGGTTGTAGAATAGACTCACAAAGTCTTTTTAGATTTTCAATTTGGCCAGCGGTAGGATTGTTATTGATACCCTGACGAGCGGCAACCTGTGAGGCTGTAAGTTCTGCTAAACTGAAATTAGTTGTAAGTTTCATTTTATAACACCTTTAAAACAATATTAAGATTAAATCTTACAGGATGCTCTTTAGGTCCAATACCTTGATGATCTAAATTACTTTTAAATATTTTTGCTTGGCTTTCTTGATCTTTATAAAAAACATCTTTTATTTTTGTTCCTCCAGAAGTTGTATTCAAATTATAAAGTATACTTAAAAAATTATCCTTATCCTTATCTACATCCGTATGTACAAAGGATTCTTGATTAGGGTAATACATATTCCACATAAATCTTTCTATAACTGCATTCATATTTAAATTCTCCATACATTTATGAACAATAATTTTAGCACAAGTATTTAAAAAAATATCATTTGTATCATGAGAACAATAACTAAATCCTAGTTCTTTTTGTTGTTGCATTAAAGAACTATAACTTGATACATGCTCAGTAGCAATTCTCCAAACACTATTATTACATAAATGTTCAATAATTTCTTTGTTGCAACTTTTAGGTAAAATATTATTTATTAATTTAATTTCGTCTCCACTCACACTCATCGTATTCGCAGTTATAGTCATATTCTTGAAAAGATCCAGCGTTAATCATTAGATTAGTTTGCTAGTGGGTTTTTGCTGTTTGCTTTTAATTCTTTGATTTCTAGTTCTAATACTTGAATTGTTTTATCCATGACTTCAATTTTTACGTTTTGTTGTGCTATTTCTTTAACCAGTGGATTTAAATCTAAACCAGCTAATGAATTTATTTTTTCATTCATTTCACCATACACAGTAAAACCACCACCGATAGCTCCAATAAGACCTACCCAAACAACTATTTTTTCTAAATTTTGTTTAATCTTGTCCATCTTGAGTTACCCCTTCTCTTAAAATATCTTTTTTAACTCTAGGTCTGCTTTGTCTTTGTTTATAAGAATACACAGATAGCGCTTTCTTTTGAGATTGAGATACTTTTTCTTTGATCATCTTAATAAAATCTTTACTATCCATTTTTCAAAACCTCTATTTCATTCAAAAGTTTTAACTTTTGTAATTTTATTTCATATAAATTTTTTTGTTTTATAAAGATCGGATCTTTATCTTTATAAGTGTTCAAATTAGCAGAATAAATAATTCTATTATCTGCTATCTTAATTTGATCTTCATAAATTTTAAAATCTTTATAAAATCTAACTTTATTATAGCTATCTAATAAACTGTTATCAACCATGCGTGTGTGTAATACTTTATTTTTCATTTGTATATTTTGTCCTATTTCCTTGACATTTTGATCTATTTCTTTCATATCAGCATCTAATGAAGAAACATTGGTTTGATTTGCACTTGCAGTTTCTTGAGAAGCTTCGCTTTGGTTCTCAGACTTTTCCGTTGATTGGGAAGATTCTGTTTCTGTTTGTTTTTCTTTTTGTTCTGTTTGTGATTGCTGTTCTTTTGGTGACTCAGATTGTGATGTTGGGGCTGCATTTGTTTGCTGCACCTCCTGCTTATCCTCTTTGGTTTGATCAATACTTTGAACCTGAGTCTCTTGCATGGATTCTACAGGTTTTGAGTCTTCGATCTTAACTTCTTTCAAATCTTTTTTGATCTCTTCTTCAACTTGAGTTATTTGTTCAATAATTTCTGGTTCAATATCGGGTTGTGAAGTGTAAGTCACATTTAAGAATGGATTACGTAAATCTGCACCGTAATGACCATACGTTCCTGGTACTTCAAAACTAAATCTTAAACTAACATTGTAATCTTGTTGTGAATTTTCACCAACAATTAATCTATCATCATAAGTTTGATAATAGCCAGATGTAAGTGGAATAACTCTTGTTTGAGTGAGAACGTTTCCGTTGTCGTCAACTGTTTTTATTGTCTGAGTAACGGATTGATTATAGTTGTTCCAGAACCATATGTCTGATCCTCCATCAACCTGAAAGCCTCCATTAAGAGAGCCTTTATTAATTCCAATTGCATTGAGAGAAACTGCATCTGACTCCACATACTCGCCGTTAACACCAGCAATAATATTATCGCCATGGCGATGATCAATATTAGTACCACTCCAGCCTGTTGTAAAATCTTGTGATACCAAGTTATTGGTTGTTTCGGCATAGCTATTTAGTTTTATCAATAACAGGCTCAATAACAATAGAATTCTCATCTGCTTCCTCAATTACTTTTAGGTCTTTTACATATTGATCGTAATCAGGTCTTAATTTGTCATATTTAGACCAAGAATCAGAAGCTTCTTTTCCAATCTTGCCATTGTAAGGACAAGGTGTACCTGCATGTATCATAGCTTCAAAAACTCTAGGATCCTGACAAAGCAGTGCAACGGCTGCAACTTTCATGCCCTGATTTGATAATTCCCTAGCTAATTTAATTCTTTCACAATTTTCATCTCTAAAAGTTTTACCACCAGAGATACCTAAACCAAACGTTTGAATACCTGCAGAAGCTCCTACAGAGCAAACATCGATACCAGAAGATCCAACACTGGGTGCATAAGCTGTTTCAGGTGCAGATCTAATATTAGAAGTGCTATTATTAGTAGTAGTGCTACTGCTAGTAGAACCACTTTCATAGGTTGTACTGCTAGAATAACCGCCTTGAATTGACGTATTACCGCCAGAAACGTTGTTTTGTTCAACCTCTGCATTAACGCTTGCCCCTAATAATAAAAATAGTAATATAGTTATAAGCCTCATCTGTAATTTTCCTTTTGTTGCTTAACTATTATAGATGAGGTGTTACTTATTTTCTACATCGTAGAAAAAATTATCTGAGTCTTCTGTTATCCAATCTTTGTTTTCGGTGTTCCAGTATGTAGTTTGGACTTTATAGTCAGGCCAGCTGTCATCAGTAGTATAACTAGACACGTCCCACAAAATACGATTATTAGGCTGAGCTGCAAAATTACCATTATCGAGCTGTAGTATATGCGCACACTTATGTTCTTGAGGTATTTCAGAATGTTCAGTATCCAAAATATTAGTTTCTGGATGCGCCCAATCAATTGTAAATAAATATTCGCCATGGTTAAACTTTTTATCTTTACCTATATATCGACCACGATTTCCTAAAAGAAAATCAAACTGAGTAATACTAGGATAATAACTAAAACAATTCCACAATTCCAACGCGTCGATTGGCATATCTGGCACTTCGGCTCTAGAAAAACGTTTTTGGAAAAACGCTGATATAGGCAAACGCCAATAGCACGCACCATTCGGGAGAAGGATGTTAAATAAGATGGCACGTCCTGTAATACTTGTAATAGAAAAGATGACACAATCAAGCTCACCTTTTTTATTTGGGTCCAAATCATAAAGATATTCTTTTCTAACTTTAGCATAAAGTGTGGGTATATTTGCATTTAAATAAGACACTTAGCATTTCCATCTTCGTCTTGCAGCACAAATTCTTTTCTTTGGTGTTTTAGAACAATCGATATTATGCATTTTCATTTGACCTTTTGATCTTGAACAATATGATTTTCTTCGTTTTGCATCTTTACTTCCTGGTTTGACTTTACCTGTAACTGCTGTTTTTAGTTTGGATCCAGGGTTTTTTCTTCTGTAAGCTTCGACACCTTTTTGTGTCATACCCGCGCCAGCTTCTGTAGATCTAAAGTTTCTTTTGTTTCTTGCTGGCATTCCGCCATCTTTAAACCCAAGAAGCTGAGCAGTATAATTATCCATTTTGACCAGTTAATCCTGGTGCGTTGTAAACATCAGTAAATAATGTAAACGCAGTTAGATTTTGTTTTGTCTTAATAAAAACACCTTGTGGAAATAAAATTCCATCTTCAGGTAAATTTAAATTAATGACATCTCCAGAAGGAACGTCTACTGCTAATAAAGTTGTTCCAGTATTTGATGTCGTCGTTAGTTCTAAAAAACCATCTCCTCCACCACTTGAAGCAACTGAAATAGCACGAACTCTGATAGGACCAGCAATAACAGCAGTTGCCCCTGCGGCTGCAGCTGTTCTTGTAGCCTGTATGTCTGATTTCATACTCATTTTAAACTCCTTAGTTTGTGGCTCCCGAAGGAGCCACTAATTAATTATTACGCTGCAAATGCAAACGTACCAGTAACAGCTGCTGCTGCACCAGTAAATTCAGTTGCAATATGCCATGTACCATCTTCAAAACACATGAAAGCAATTTTGCCACCAGTTGTTAAAAGATTAGTAGCTGCGTTAGCTGGAGTGAAAACTAATTGTGTTTCACCTGCTGCTGAAGTATCAAAAGTTACTTCATTTGCTGCTCTAGATTCAATTAAAGAACCAGTTGCCCAAACGTCAGTTCCAGCTGCATTAAAAGTTAAAGTATTAGTTCCTCCTGCTGTGTCTAAAGCTTGAACATAAACTGCAATCGCACCTCTAGTTGCTGCTGGTAGTGCTACAGCACATGCTGCTGCACCTGTGTAGTTTACAGCTGCAATAATTCCATCAGCGATAGAAATATTTGCTCCTGTTGCTGTGTCTGCAAAAAGTAAACCTGTAAGATCAGGCATACCTGAACTCATTCTAGTTGTGACTGTGCCTGATGCGTTTTTGGTAGCCACTTGAAAGCCACCCTCAGACCTTACTGGTCCGTTAAAAGTAGTTGATGCCATAATTTTCTCCTTTGTATAGCGTTCGTTATGTAGTCTCTATACCGTCTGCCTAGCCAGTCTACATAATAATTTTTTCTAGGTTATTTAATTATACATAAAAAAAGGGGCGATGTAAAATACACCGCCCCTCAATTCTTACGCTAATGATTAGCTAGTTGGTAAGTTTCCGTTACCAAATACACATCTTGGATCAGAGAATCCAAAAGAGTATCTTTCTCTAGCTTTGAATCTAACGTTACCAGTGTCAAAATCACCTTCGATAGCAGTTCTAATTGGTGCTCTTTCGAAGTGTTTGAAACCGTTAGGTACATCAGTAAGGATGAAGAATGAATCAGTATCTGTTAAGAAGTGATTGACTCTGTAACCCTCTGGTAACATACCCATGTTAGCCATTGCGTTAATGTCGTTATCAGCTGTGCCGACTCTTAAAGGCGACTTTAAGATTCTCTCAGCAGTAAATTGTAATTCTTTTGGAATTATCATTTTTCTACCTTGAGCAGCAATTCTTAAGCCTCTTTCATCAACGAAACCAGCAATGTCAATTAAGATCTGCTCTAATGAAGTTTCGTTTAAGTCTGCTGCAGTTGCTAAAACGTTTGAGAAAGTTCCACCAGTTGCTAGTGGGTGATTGTTCGCAATTAATGGAACACCGTCACCACCTAGAACAGTTGTAACTTGCGCTTGGTTTAGCACTTGTGCTGATTTAACTTGTTTCGTATGAGACATTGATCTCGCTAACGCTCTTGTATATCTGCCAGCCAATCTGTCGTACAAGTTGTCTTCAATCGCTTCTTCTGTGATCGCGAAAGCAAGAGCAACTGTCTCGTGAGTGTATCTCGCAGTAAAAGTTTCGTTTGCTTGATCGAATGTTACAGCTGCACCTTCTTGTTTAGTTGGTGCATTTGCGAAACCTGATAACATTACTTCTTCTTCAAACGCTCTGTCTGAAGCTTCAGTAGTATAGATTTCTGCATGCTCATTCTCATAACGTGCATATTCCAGGCCAAATAGTGCATTTAAACCTGGCTCTAGCTCTTTAGCTAGTTGTTGTCTTGATATAGCCATAATTTATTTCTCCTATATGCCTGTTGTTTCTCTGTAAAAATGATTATTAATTTTTACAAGTATGTTTGCATCTGCGCTCGATACATCAGAGTTTGCCGCATCTTGCGATATGTCAAGTGCTCTGATCATGTATGAGGCATTTGTGCCCGATTCAGCAACATTAAGTTCTACTTTAGAAATACCTGTATCAGTATTACCAGTAACATTAGTTACAGAGTAATTCTGAAAGATATCTGCTCTAGCGAATGTTGCGTTAGCGTTCATCAAAAATACTGTATCAGGGTCATCAATTACAAATGCAGTAATGTCTGCAGCTGAAATGTTACCTGGATAGTAATTTGCGAACACAGGCTTTTTAGTTGTTGGATCTGTGTAAGTTACACCGTTGAATACTCCCACAACAGCTGTACTAGTTCCAGCGGCATGTCTTTCAATGTTTCCACCAGTTACTGGTTTTACCAGGTCCCCTTGAAAAATTGCAGTCGCATAACCGTCAGCAATAGTATATCTGTTTTGAGCGTTATTCCATGATGCACCATTCAAAGATCTGTACGGTCTTAGACCGAACGCTTCTACTTGGTTAGCCATGTTTGTTTCCTCTCAAAGTTAACAGTTTAAGTTTACGGGGTGTAATACCTATTTATTACCACCACCAAAGCTTACCTTTGATTGCCTACTAATATTGATAGGCATCGCAGGATTCTGTTCCTTCATGAGGTCATTGTCCACCGCGGTTAATTGATCTTGTGTCAATTTTTTATAATATTCTGCACGGCTTCTAGCGATCTCAATCGGTATCCTAGCCAGCACTAGGCCACCAACTCCGATGTAACCCTTATACTTCGATTGCTCACTATAAACGGGGTAATGTTTATCACCTGGTTTAAGTTCGTCACCTCTAACTAATTCGTAACCTTCTCTTTGTCGTTTCGAAATGTTAGCTGTGTCTTCAAATCCAGCAATCTCTGCTCTCAACCATCTATGGACGAATCCTTCTGGTGGAGTAGGGGCATCTAAAGAAGATGGGGGAGCCCAAGGTTTAGGTCTTTCAGTGACCTTTCTTTCCTGTGAGCTGCGCGAAATTCTTTTATCGTCGGACATAATTATACTCCTTCCTTAACATACTTCGCGTATTCAGTAAGCGGCACATTTAATCTCTTGGCCATTTCGACTTGCCGTTTAGTCAGTCTGACCGTTCTGCGTCCTGAGTTTGTTCTACCAGCAGGTGCTACCGTTTGGACGGGTTTCGATCGCTCCTGTTTTTTGCCAAGCTTTTGAGGAAAATATTCTCTCATTTGCCTGTCAATCTCATTATAGTACGCATCACTCTCAGGATCAACCCCTTGCTGTGTTAACGTATTATGTAAACCATATGCAGCTTGTGTCATTACTTCATCTGTACCAAACCACTCGTTTTTAGCTGCCCAAGCT